TATTTTCTTTTGATTTATACCAGCAACTTTTGCAATACCGGCTGCCTTTATCATTTTTCCAAATGAACTGCTCAGTATTGCAATTGTTACATAGTTTTCTTTTTTGTTGAATCATACTTTTAAAGCTTGCTGATTACAATTAGGTTTTAAAATTAAATAATTTTTAGGTAATAAACCTTTAGACATAAATAATAATATAACATCTTCATATTCTATATTTAATTCTTTAAATGTTAATTTATTATTGTAATTTTCTAATGTTTCACTTGCTGGAATTGAAATTATAAATTCTACAGTAGGACCTTTAAAGGTTCTTTTAAAATAATCATTAACTTTTTTGTTACAAATCATTTGTTTCCATGCATTGATTTCTTTTTGAGACCTTTTCCAAACTTTAGTAATTCTTCTTTTTTTATCCCAATGCAGTTTTTCTACTTCTTCTTTAGTATAAACATTTAAACCGTGTAACACTCTTTTAAATAAAAAATGTTGATATGAGTTTAATTTTGCATATTTAAAATTATTTGTTACTGAAACTGGATGCAGTTGATATTCTTTTAGTAATCCATAATAATTATAACGTTGAAGTGTTTGAGATAATAAATTTTTAGTTTCTATTGTTTCAAGTTGTGTTATTTGATTTTGTGATAACATTGTAAATTAAGATTTAGTAATTGATTTTAATAAAATGAGAGAGGCTACTGTATTATACCCACCAGTATTTAATTCCCTATAGGGATACCTCACGCATTTTCCGCATTTAATTATAGTTCAAAAGTTTCTTCTTCAAGAACGTCTTCTTCTACTTCTTCTTCTTCTACTTTATCTTCTACTTTATCTTCATTTTCTGGATCTTCAAAACCATAATCTTGTGATTCAATTTTTACTTCTGAACCACTTGTTTCTAAATTATTTGCTTCTTTAATGTCTTGACTATTATTGTGAGCAATTAATACATCTTCTGCTGTAACATCAGTTACAAAAAATGTTTTCCTATAAATAGGTTGTCCATCTACACAGCATATGATACCAGTATCACCTGCTTTTTTATAATCTCTATCAGAATTATTTTTACTAAAAGGTTCTAACTGTTCTTTAATAACAATTTTACCTGGTATTGATTCCATAGTTTCTAAACCTAATTCTTTAAGATCTTCAACTTTACCGTGTAATAATGTACTAATATTAGATTTTTTTACCCAACCTCCATTACCAAATGTTACTCTGGTTTGTATTAGTCTTACGTGTCCAAATTCTGGATTTGAGTTTGATTGACGCACAACATTTCCCATGTCATCCGCTTGAATGTTTACTTTACTTTGCATAATAAATTGTTTTTTGTATTAATTAAAATGATTGGAGTGTTTATTTATTTTTAAACATCATCCGGGTGAAAATACGGGTCTTCCAATTTTTCATTATTTTCAATTTCATCTAGTCCTGGTTCTTTTTCTATTATATTATTAGAAAGTTTTGGTTCAGGACTATTTCCTCTATTTGAAAATCTATTATAAAATGGATTACCCACTTCTTTGGTATATGCTGAACTTAATCCGTTGAGGTCTTGTATTTCTTCATCAGAAAGTGACAAATACTGTTCAACTGAACATTCAATTATTCTACCATTAGGTAATTGGACAATCATTTTATTTTTGCTAGTAAGTCTAACAAAAATATAGATAATATTACCTTAATAAAATTATTTTATAGCTCTTTTTCTTAAATTCAACAAATAAATTGCATATATATAGCTAACTCTATTATTTTATAATTAAGTTTCTACCTACTCTTTGTACTAAATCTTTATTTTTCAGTTCTTTTATTAACCTTTTGATAGTTCTTTCACTAACATTTAAGTCATTAGACAATGTTAAAATAGAAGGAAAACAAGATCTTTTTTTGTTTGCATAACATGCTAATGCAGAATAAACTGCTTTGGCTTGCAATGATATTTCTGGAGCAAGTATAATATCACGAGACACTATACCATATCTATATGTTTTTACTTTCTTTATTTTCTTTTGGAACATGATTAACCATTATATGAAATAAAGCTGTGTTATAATCAAGTTCATTTTCTAAAACCTTATCTTTTAAATTATAATTCTTATTCATGTGTTTACCAAAAGGTAATAGTTTATCAGAAATTGTTTTGTTGGTTGTTTTTTTTAATTTTAACCATTGATTAAACTCTGTTCTAAGTAAACTTCCACTTATTTTTGTCATTGTGTTTTTATTAAATTAGTATCAGATTTTTCATTATCATGTTTAAAAAAGTCAAGACGAGATGCACAATTAAACACTGGTAATTTATCTATTATTGTTAATTCTGAACTTGTTATAGTTGTATTTTGATAAATAGAAAGACCATCATGTTCATCCCATATATTAAAATCAACAACCATTGTTTTACTATAACAATTAAAATCTTCATGTTTAGAACGCCATGTTAAATCTGTAACAATAGTACCAAATATAAAACCGTCTAGAGTCATTAAACCTTTATCTTGCAAAATGTCCCTATCGCCATACAAAGATGAATATTTTGATGGAATATATTTTACATAATCACCAATTTTAATAGGTTTATACTCATTTTGCATCATAGCAATGTTTAGCATGACAGTAACAATGTCTTGAGATTGGCTTAATAGAAGGTTTAAAACATGTTCTACGTTTTTTGGATTGCTCACTGCCTTTGAATTAAGAACGTTGCTTAAATAGTCTTTTACAGTGTTAAATGGCAATGTGTATCCTTCTCGTTGATTCATTATATTCAATTTTTATTATTTAATAAAATATAACAGCTTTAAGTTTTTACAATTAAAACTGTTATATCTTTGATTATCACATACTTTATTTAATTTTTCTTAGCCTAACTAACTAGTATTATTATATTATATAATTACTGGTATTGTTAGGGTGTCACACATGGCACTTTATAAAATATTATTAACTATAAACTTTTTTTTTACATTTAATCTTAAGTTTATAACTACAAAAGGAATAACAACACTAAATGTTTTATATTCATGCATTATTGCAAAACCTATTATTTTTCCAAATTCACAATCAATAATAGGAAATAATCCTACAGAAGTTATATATTTATTAAACATCAATGCATTAAGTAACGACATGCAACTTAACATTACAAGGATAACAATAAGCATTTTATCACTTTCCATTTCATTAATCATAATTGTAGTAAGTACAATTGTTAGTATAGGTATTATTATTACAAATAAAAGTTTTGTAATGTATTTAAAAAGATTTTTCATTATTAGTTTATTATTAATTGGTTTGTTATTAAAAAATTAAAATTAAATATATACTCCCTGTGGACTTGAACCACAATTAGTAAGTAGAACGCATTTTCAGTTATAACTTCATTGCTACAACTCCATGTTCACATAACATAGTTATTCTACTTATCTATCTAACCTCGCCCATAAAAGAGAGGAGTATACTTCCAACACTGTTTGTTAATCCAATACATCAGCACCAATCTATTGGAGGTGTCATCTATTTTGCGGATGATTTCATGTATTTTAAGCTTCTTTTTATTTAAGGGATTTCAGCTTTCCCCACCCACATTGGGATTTAGTTTGAAAATGTAAATAAATCAGTCATAAATTTAGACATTTTAGATTTTTTTACAACATCTGCTTTTATATAAATATTTTTAGGCGCTTTATCAAAAAATTTAAATAATGCTGGACATAACCATACTGGCAAATGATTTATCAGTTTTGAATTTTCTTCTTTATATAAATAAATATAGTCTGTACCACCACCAGATCCTTCACCACTTTTACTAACTCTATCTATTACATGAGTTGTACCTGGGAAAACGTTAGCTGATATAGTTAAGTTAACTTTATTATTTTCTTCTGCTATAATATCTAATAATGTATCAGCTCCTGATACAAAAGGTTCTTTAACCAAATTTCTATCAGCATCATCAAATACCCACATTCCTTTCCATTTGTATGTAGTAAGTGTCATTATTGAGTTTTCTATTTTTTTCATTTTGTATAAATTTTATTATTTTTTTCTTTGGTTTGCACCTCGTTGATTGTAAGAACTTATTGGAGCCCATGCACCAATGCATGTAGGAGTTCCTCTTTGTTTAGTCACTTTTCCTTTACGTATCTGGTGATGTTGAGTAGATGCACAACTAGACATTAATGCTATTGTGCATATTATTAATATTAAATTTTTCATTTTATTTAGTTATATGAATAAGCATAATGCAAGTAACTTCCTACATTTTGATCATCAAGTTCTACAATATCATTATCATATGCTAATTCAGTTAGTTCTCCATTACGATTTAATTCTTTTTGAATTGCGCTTATTGATGGAATGCTAAGTTCATTACGATTTATTTTAAAATGCTTATGACCTGTAAAAAAGTTTACGATGTTGCTATTTAAGTCATTATTTAATTGTGGTAATATTATACCTATATCTAATTTGTATTGTACAAATAAATCAGGTTTTAATAATTTTATTTTTTCCATTATTGATTTTTAATAGTGATTTAAAAAATAGGCTAAACGGCAGTTTATTTAACATTACTCCTGTAATGACCTATTAATTTTTATGGTAAATTATTAAGTTGTTTCTGCAGGTAACATAGGTGCTAACATACATCCCCAGAAACAATAACAAATTATAAAGCCCATTAACTCTCCACCTCCACACAGTGCAGTGAAGGTTCCTAGTAATAGGGTAGCCCATAGATAATAAACAATAGATTTCATGATTTCTTTTTCTTTTTTAGAAACGTAATGCTAATCACAAAACATAATATTAACATATATATTTTTGATTCATAACCTTTGTCATAACCTATTGCAAAACCAACTATTGGTTCATAATCTAATTCTAATTCAATACTTTTTTTAAACATTGTGTTTTTATTTAGTTAATACTTTATTTAATTTTTTTCCGTTACGCTGTTACCACGTTGATGCAGACGGATACGCTGTTTATCATCTGGTTGGTTAGATTGCCTGTTTAAAGTGGACTTTCACCACGTTCATAAGATTCTCACCTATGTAACCACTAACCCAATATTTTAAAAAGGTAACCCACTAAGCAGCCATGATTTATTATCATTGTACTGTTTAATATAATTACGTTTCATACCATCAATAATCTTACGATTATGAGGTACACCATCAATGTATACGTATCTATTACTTATTAAAGTAACAATAGATAGGTTTCCATCAATCTCAAATGAATCACCAATAGATGCTTTATTTATAGATGCAACGTTTAGCATTACTTTAAATTCTTGCATGATAGTTTATTTGTTTAATAAAATGTAGGCTTGCTATTTACCCTACGTCTGTGCTACTGAACATATAGCTTACTGTTCAGACTTTAGCTCAATCTTGTATGTTGGATACTATATTGCTAAAGATTCTGTTTGGATTACTAATCCTGGTTACGGTCCTTACATCTCCAAAGTAATAAGGAGAACGCCTCTGTAAATTTTATAAGATTACGGATACTATTATACTATTCCTATAGAAGAAGAGACAATAAGTAACTATAATGTTTTTTAAAGTGTTTGTTGAATATTGTTCCTTGTATTAGCTATATATAACTATTACAATGATGAAGATTATATGTGCTGTGAATGTACTATATATGTGGCAAATGAGGTCACACACTCAGTTAGTTACATACAAATGAGTACATATTTTTAATTAAATAAACTAAAGAGGAGCTTTTTATTATTACTCCTCTTTAATTGTTTATTTACACTGCTTCAACCCACATTAGTGTGGTATCTTCGCCTGTTTGCATATCTTTCACAGCATTACCACTCAATTGAAAGCCTTCCATTTTATCTCCAACGTTTAATTGTTTTTGAAATGTGGCAATACTTGGGTGATTTGCTTTCATTGTTTCATTAGTTTCTGGATCTATTAAACTAAGTACTCCAAACTTGATGTTGCTTTGAGATCTTGTTGCAACATTTATTCCTGCTAGTGTTGCTTTTTTAGCTTCCACAGGTGTATCACTAACTATTATTGTTGCTGAGTTAGTTGATTTATTAATATTTACTTTTCTAAAATATACCATTTGATTATTTATTAATTATTTATTTTATTAATTATTAGAATATATACTGTATTAATTAGCTGGGGAGCAGAGCAACAGGAGCGAACGCAGTGAGCAGCTGAAGAGCAGAGATATAGGAAATGGTTGATTAATCATTGTGTGATTATAATTATTTTTCCTGTGTTCTTGGTGCTCTGTCTTAAAAGTATTATTTCAAGTAAGACAGAAAGTAACAATAACTGACCTTTGATATTATCTCAGGTCAGCATTGTTTTTTTATTTATTCACCATAATCCATGGCATCTAAAGCATCTTCTTGAAAACGTTTAGTAATACTTGAAGGCTTAGTATTCTTAGACAGATTGATTCCTGTCTTTAATTCTATTAATCCTTCATCTACACAATACTCTAATAAATGAAGATTTTGTTCTAATTCATTTATAATTTGAGCATCGGTAGGTCTAGTCATAGAATACTTACTATCTCTGTAGTCATTACATTTGTTGTCCATCCACATAAAACTATTACCCATTACGTCATTGAGATACTCATCTCCTGAAGTCTCTTTAAATTTTTGACCTGCGAAGCAGCCAAAGGCTACACCAACCTCTCTGTTTTTATATAAACAGAAATGGTTGGGTTTAAGAATGTTAATTTTCATAAGAATTTATTTTGAGGGAATTTAGGAGATTGTTTATTTGATACTTGAACAATTTCCAAATTTAGTATATGCTGCATTAGCATCGTTGAATTTGTTAAATGCATAAATAGGAACTACTGATTTGACAATTCTTCTATGCATGTCATTTTTTGATGATATACTTCCATCATTCCCTAAACAGGAATAATCAAATTTGATTGCTACATCATCAATTAAAACAAGACCTTGAATTCCTTTTTCATTCTTTATTAAATTGTGTACATATTTATCTGCTGTGAAGACAACACACGAATTCCAACCATATGCTGTATTCGCTTGAGTTTTACACTCAATAATTTCTATTCTCATAGTTTAAATTTTATATTAATTAAAAATTGACACTCGTTGGTTATCTTTAAGCCTGATGTCCATTGAGTTTTAAGGCAAACTGTGTCAATAAGAAGCTGGGGAGCAGACTACCAATGAGTATACTTAGTTCTCCAATCTTTATTTTGTTTATCCAACCATTGCTCATGTGTTAGAATTAATACGTTTCCTAAGAATGGATTCTTTACTAATAGTTTATCCATAGTATGAAACGTTCCAATGTACTCATCCTTTTCATCTATGAATGTGTACTTAGACCACTGATGGTTAGCTGTAAGACGCAGTGGACTTCTATACTTTTTATATAGTTCCATTGTAATTGCATCATCTACTCCTGTTAATGACCTGCTGTTAGCAGTCTCATCAATGTCTGTGTTTATTATTAATATCTTCATGATTCTTTAATATTTGATTATTAGAATTTCTTTTTATTGAATGAGACTTACCATCATTAAGAATAGTGATATAGTACACACCATTTTCATCAGGCTCTGTCTCGCTTATAAAGTTAGCTAGATTAGAATATATATCTGCCATAGTTTAAAATTTAAAAGGGATGGCTCTTACACCATCCCTTATGTTAATATTAAACGGCCTCAACCCATTTTAAAGTTGTTGGCTCTTTAGTTTGCAAATCCATGACGAAGTTATCAGTCATTTGGAATCCATTCATTTCATCACCCACATTCAATTTCTTTTGAATAGCGGCAATAGTTGGATGGTCAGCTTTCATAGTCTCACCAGTGTCAGGGTCTATAAGACTCAGAACGCCAAATGATATATCACTATTGCTGCGTGTTGCTACAGGCATCCCAGCTAGTGTTGAGACTTTGTTGCTTAGAGCAGCAGATGATACAATAATAGTTGCGCTGTTTCTAGCAGCATTGATGTTTACCTTGCGGAAAAATACACTCATTATATAAAAATAAAATAAATAGTGAGGATTACTTACAGGGGGTATCCCCAGCCTCAATTTTTAGCTGGGGAGAAATTTCAAAGGGCCTCATTACAATGCAATACACATTATTTTTTTTTAGTAGGAAAAATTTTTTTTTAATACTATTTATATTTTGTATATTGGTATAAGGGGATTATTAAAAAATAATAAACATGAGCGAGGAAGAACAAGCAGGAAAAGATGATATTATAGAAAGCATTAAGCAACGTGAGCTAGATGATTTAATACTGGCCGAAGCTTTTGGAAATTCATATAGGCTCCTAATGAAGGAGATTACCTTTGAAGAAATGTTAGAAAATAACATTGAGGATGAGTATGCTGCTGTTCTTACATATGATCCTGATGACGGGCCAAAATCTTATGAATTGGAAGCTATGATAAATTATTATGAGATAGAAGAGGAGTATGAGAAGTGCATTAAAATAAAAGAAATATTAAACAAAGAATTTCCTGAAATTACAAAAGAATAATATATTTAAAAAAATTTAAAAATGGCAATTAACAATAGAAATAGAAATGTAGTAGCATTACAAAATAACAGAACTACATTAATCCCAAACGGAAATGGTTTTAGTGGATTAGAACAAAGAATGATTTTATCAACTGCAACTACTAATGAGGCTATTATAAAAAAAGGAAGAAGTGGTTTTTATGGTATTTCTTTAGCTAACACATCAACTAGGGGCGATGCTTATATAAGAATATTTGATACGGTTAATACTCCACAAAGTTCAGACACGCCTATAGCTACATATGCTATTAATATGGGTGGTGTTAATAATTTTATTTTACCTATTCCTTTAAGTATTACTAATAATCTTGGAATAAATATAACTGCTGGACCACAAATAGGAAATAGATCAGCTGTAGAAGCTGATAAAATTATAGGTTCAGTTTGGTTTAAATAAAAAAATAATTATGGCAACACCTAGAAAAGGTAAAGCGAAAGTTAAAGTAACAGCTAGCGGTAAAAAGGTTAGTTACGGACAAGCAGGTAAAGCTAAAGGAGGTGGGCCACGGGTAAAACCTGGCACCTCCAAAGGTGATAGCTACTGTGCTAGAAGTTTAGGTATTAAGAAAAGAGTATCTAAGAAAAAAAGAAATGATCCAAACACTCCGAATAACTTATCTCGTAAGAGATGGAAGTGCGTAGGTAAAAAATCTAAAAAATAATGGCAAAAGCAAAGAAGAAAGGACCTAGCTGTTGGAAAGGATACAAAGCTGTAGGTAAAAAGAAATCACCAAGTGGTAAAAAAACTAGTTCTGGTAGAACTAAAATGGTAAACAAGTGCGTAAAAAAATAAGCGTAATCTAAATTACGTTCACACCGGATTTAAAATCTAATTATAAATAAGTCCCTTAAACTTTTTTTATTTAAACTTTACATATATATTTGTATATTGTTTAATTAAAAAATATATAATGTCTAAAGAAAAAATCAATCCAATTACAGAGCAAGAAGATCCAACTCTTACAAAAGAAGAGCTCAACGCAAGAAGAGACGAAATCACTAATTTTTATAAAGAAAACATTAAACACTTAGAAATACAAGCTGAGTATGAAATGCTTTTATCTACTATTGAAAAGGCTAGAGCAGAAAGAATGCAGGCTCAAATATTTATGGCACAGCAATACGCTGATCAAAAAGAAGGTGGTGTAGCATCAGACTCTGAAGAAGCTATAGCTTTTAAAAAAGCTATGGAAGCAGCAGCAGAAAAAATAAACTAGTAACTAAAACCTATCATCATGTTAATTAAAAAGGGACACCAAGGTTTAAATGTAAGGCATCTTCAACAAAAATTAAAATTAAAAGAGGATGGTATATTTGGCAGCAATACTGAAAAAGCTGTTGTTAAATACCAACTCTTTAATAATTTAGAGGTTACTGGTATTGTTGAGAGCAATATGTGGGTGTTACTTTTTAATAAGCCCCATAATAAAATAGAAGACATTGATCAGGATAATGATATATCAGGACAATACTTTACAACAAGCTATGATCAATTAATTCATAAATATTTTATGCCTGAGAATGAATATATAAAAGGCCCAATTAAAAATGAATATGTATTCTTACATCATACTGCCGGTTGGCATAATCCATATAATACAATTGATGGTTGGGGTAGAGATAATAGGGGTAGAGTAGGTACTGAGTTTGTACTTGGAGGGCGAGATCATAAAACTGGAAATGATGAACATGATGGGGTTATGGTTCAAGCCTTTCCAGAAGGAGGGCAAGCTTGGCATTTAGGAAGAACTCAATCTGGGCATATGAATAGACATTCGGTAGGCTTAGAAATATGCTCATTTGGTCATTTAGATGATAAAAATAAAACATATACAGGTAGTAAAGCTATTGATTCAGAAGTAACTATATTAAAAGAACCATTTATGGGATATATAAATTACCATAAATACTCAGAAAAACAAATCAAAGCTGCTGAGAAGTGGATACGTTATGTAGGTGAAAGAGATGGCATTGATATAAGACTTGGATTAAAGCAATTTATTCAAAAACACGGACCCATTAAAGGTTTTGGTTTTAATATAGATGCTTGTCAAGGTAAAATAAAAGGATTATTAACACATACCAATGTAAGAAAGGATAAATCAGATTGTTATCCTGATCCTGACTTTGTTGATATGATAATGAGTTTATAATTATGGCAACAGTAAATCAAGTAAGTTTAAAATTAAAAGTAAGTTTAAACAATACAATAAAATATCAAATATTAACTTATTGTTTTTTTGAAAATATAGTAATAAGTAATTCTGATTTAGAATTGTTAACTGTATTATCTAAAAATCCAAAAATAGAAATATCTAAGTTTTGCATTTTATTAACAGAATTAAATATTTTTAAAAGTGCACAATCAGCAAGAAATGCAATATCAAAAGCTGAAAAGAAAAGTTTAATTTTAAAAAAAGGTAGTAATAAAAAAACAATCGTTTTAAATAAAACTATAAATGTGCAAAAAGATGGATTGGTATTATTAAATTATAAAATTTTAGGAAGTGAATCCAAAGAAACATAAAGAGTTTAGAGAAGGTATAGCAAAAGAAGTTGGTGTTCATACTCAAGTAGTAGACGATTTTATAAATTTTTATTACGCTAAGTTAAGAAAAAAATTATCTCAGCTTTCCCATAGTAATATTTATGTAGATGGTCTTGGTACATTTCAATTAAAAAAAAATAAATTAGAATTTGCAATTAAAAAAAACAAAAGTATGTTAGGTAATATTGCTAAAACAACATACAAAGGATATGCAAAAAGCGAAGATATAATTGAAAACATAATTCAAATGTCCAATGCCCTTAAACAAATAGAAGAAAATATATTGAGAAAAAAAGATTTTAAAATTAAAAAAAATGGATGAAAAAAAAGTAATACTTCAAAAATAACAATATTTAACTCATATCTTTAAAAATGGACAAACCTTGGAAAAAATATTTAGATGCATTTAAAAATGCAGATAAAATTGCTGAAGGAATAAAAAACAATATATTTAAAAAAGAACATGTAGAAGCAATATTTACAGATAGATTTCAAACATGTGTAAATTGTAAGTTGTATGATGCTGAAGGAACTAATTGTGCGGCTCCTGGAACTCAACCATGTTGTTCTGATTGTGGATGCAGTTTAGCTTTTAAATTAAGATCGCTATCTTCATCATGCCCTAAAGGACATTGGCCTTCTGTTGTTTTTTCTGATACAACAGAAAATCAAATCAATCAACAAATAAAATCAAATGATAATTCAAATTAATTATATATTTAACGGGATAACCACAAGCATTATAAATAATCAACAAAATGGATTGTGGTATATTACATTAACTTAATTACATGGCAATAATATTCAAAGAAGAGGGTCATATTTATGAGAGCAATGATCAAGACAAAATAAACTGGACTAGTGTTACATCATTTATAGCAATGTTTAAACCTAAGTTTGATAGAGACGGTCAAGCTAAAAAATCATCTAAAAATAAAAAGTCTAAGTGGTATGGTATGACACCAAAAGAAATCCTTACTGCTTGGGATAATGAAACAAGCCGAGCAATTAAACTGGGTAATTGGTATCATAATCAAAGAGAAGCTGACATGCTTGACTTTAAAACTATTGAACGTAATGGATTTGTAGTGCCAATTATTAAACCTAATGTAGATGAGGATGGTATAAAATATGCACCAGAACAAAAACTAAAAGAAGGCGTTTATCCAGAACACATGGTATATTTAAAATCTATGGCTTTGTGTGGCCAAGCAGATTTAGTTGAAGTAGTAGACGGTTATATTAATATACATGATTACAAAACAAACAAAGAAATAAAAGAAAAAGGTTATACTAATTGGGAAGGTATTACAAATAAATTATACAATCCTGTTAATCACTTGGATGATTGTAACCTTAAACATTATAATTTACAGCTCAGTATTTATGCGTATATTATTAAGAAGCACAACCCTAAATTAAAGATTGGTAAACTAACTATACAACATGTTAAGTTTGTTAAAGTAGGGGAAGATGGTAATGGTTATCCAATTACAAAAGTAGAGAATGGTGAACCTGTTTTAGAAGAAGTAAAAATATATGAACTACCATATTTAAAAGATGAAGTATCATCATTAATGATGTGGCTAAAAAATAATAAATAATTATGGCAACAATAGTAGAATTAACGCAAGTACAAGTAGCTCAAGAAACAAGTTATACTGGTCCAATAGGTCAATATTGGATTGAAGGTTCGGAAACTCCCATTTCTTTAGATCAAGCGTATTTAATTGGTGTATCTAAATTTTGGGATAGTGTAGGAAAAAGATATTTAAAAAATGTTGTACATGTATATTTATCAACAACACAAATGTCGCCTATAGTAGTAACTGATAGTTATGCAACAATTGTTGGGTACATAACAGCAAATACATAAAACACATTACATGATAGTAAGATTATTTGATATTCAAAATGAAAAAGTTGTAGTTACAGAACATTGTTATACACTAGAATTTTTAAAAAATATAATAGATACATACCCTAAAGCATATATGTCAATATTTTCTTATTTATTTTATATGACATGCCCAGATCCTGAATTAAATCCATTTTTTAATTTGCCGGAAAATGATAAAGAAGACATAATTATTGAAGAATGTAAATTAGAAGAGTCTACTGAAGATCCTAAAATAAGATACGCATTAGATATGTGTTTTAAGTTATATGAAACACCAACATCTAGAGCATATGACGGTATTAAAAGAGCTTTAGACAATATGGCAACATACATGGCTACTACGCAAATAACAGACGGAAGAGATGGAAACATAAGTCAAATTAGAGCTGTTGCAAAAGATTTTGATGGTATACGTCAATCATTTAAAGGAGCATATAAAGATTTAAAAGATGAGCAAGAAAGTTCTGTACGTGGTGGAGCAGGTTTAGCATATGATCAATTATAATGAGTAATAAAAAAGAAAGTTGGGTATTCTGTTATTGGGATGAACAACCATTTAATAATAATATAAAAACCAAAAAAAATGAGACAACAAGTAATACCAGTAGGAAAGAAACTATTGATCAAGCAAAAAAAAACAGCAACTAAAACTAAATCCGGATTATTTTTACCAGAAATTGCTCAAAAAACTGAATGCAAGGGTGTTGTTATTGGGATAGGTAAGTCTGTAGAAGAAATTAAAATTGGAGACATGGTTCAATATACAGAACATTGTTTGCCAACTGCAATGCAACATGAAAAAGAAGAGCATTTACTTATTCAAGAAGGTGATGTGTTTGCTATTTTAGTTGAGGTGGCTGATGTATAAAAGTGTACCCACATATAGTAATGGAAAATGGTCTACAACTGAATTTAAAGAAGAATCAAATTTTATAGAATACATTCTTAGTATATTTAGTGAGCCGGGGCTTTATGGATTTACAGAAATTTCTTATAAATTTAATTCAGAAGCACAAGCATTTAATAAAAATGGTTTTTATTGTAATACACCTTTTAGATCTAAAGATTTTACAAAGTATTGGGAAGATCAAAAAAATAAATGTAGACAAGGAGTAATATATAATGACGGTGATAAAAGTTTTTTCTTAACCAGAGATTATTATATGTGGTTGAATTTCTTACCAATTTTTGATAAAGAAGAAAAACATTACGGTTTTGCTAAAGTAAGGGATGCTCAATATCATATGGCTTTATATGAGTTATTAGCTGAATTAAATAACCAACATTCAGCAATACTTAAAAAACGTCAGATTGCATCTTCATATTTTCATATGGCTAAAATCATTAATACTTATTGGTTTGAAGAAGGAAGCATATGTAAAATTGGAGCTTCATTAAAAGATTTTATTAATGATAAAGGATCATGGAAATTTTTAGATGAATATAAAACTTTTCTTAATGAGCATACTGCTTGGTATAGACCAAGTAACCCAGAAAAAGTATTGCTTTGGCAACAACAAATTGAAGTTAAAATAGGAAACAGAAAAACAGCAAGAGGGTTAAAATCAAAAATACAAGGTGGTTCGTTTGAAAAAAATGCAACAACTGGAGTAGGGGGACCATGTACATATTTCTTTCATGAAGAAGCTGGAATTGCTCCTAAAATGGGTGAAACATATGAGTACTTGCGTCCTGCAATGTCTTCAGGTATGATGACAACAGGTATGTTTATAGCAGCAGGATCTGTAGGAGATTTGCAACAATGCAATCCTTTAAAAGAAATGATCTTAAATCCTAAAGCAAATGATATATACTCTGTAGAAACAAACTTAATGGATAAAGATGGTGGTATAGGCATGGCTGGTTTATTTATACCAGAACAATGGTCTATGCCTCCTTTTATAGATGAGTATGGCAATTCAAAAGTTAAAGAAGCTGTAATAGCTATTATAGAAGAAAGATCGCGTTGGAAAAATGAATTAAATGGAGAGGCATTTCAATTAAGAATATCTCAAAAACCAATGAATATATCTGAAGCATTTGCTTACAGAAAAGAATCTATATTTCCACAAGCTATACTTTCAAGACAACAAAAAAGAATTGAAGAAAAAGAATATCCATACGAGTTATTAGAATTAGATAGAGATGAGACAGGTGTATTTGCTAAAAGAACTAATAAACTACCAATTACTAAATTTCCAGTAGATAAAAAACAAGTTGATAAAACTGGAACAATAGTAGTTTGGGAAAGACCTGCATCTAAAAAACCTGACTTTGGCGCATACTATGCATCTATTGATCCTGTTTCAGAAGGAAAAACTACAACATCAGATTCATTGTGCAGCATATTTGTTTATAAAAATGCTACAGAAGTAACCAGAACTACTGCATCTGGAGATGTAGAACAATTTATAGAAAAAGATAAAGTGGTTGCTGCATGGTGTGGTAGATTTGATGACATTAATAAAACACATGAAAGATTAGAATTAATTATAGAGTGGTATAATGCATGGACATTAGTTGAAAATAACATATCTCTTTTTATTCAGCATATGATTGCTAGAAAAAAACAAAGATATTTAGTACCTAAACAACAAATAGCATTCTTAAAAGATCTTGGGTCTAATAAAACAGTATACCAAGAATATGGTTGGAAAAACACAGGTACATTATTTAAAAGTCATTTGATATCATATGCTATTGAATTTTTAAGAGAAGTTATAAATGAAGATAGTGATGTAAATGGTGAAGTAACAAATCAAACTTTAGGTGTAGAAAGAATTCCTGATCCAATGTTAATAAAGGAAATGTTAGCGTATTATCCTGGTTTAAATGTGGATAGATTAGTTGCATTTGGTGCATTAGTAGCATTTGTAAAAATTCAACAATCAAATAGAGGCTATACAAAAAGAAGAGAAACGGAAGGTGAATCTTTGGTAAATTCAGAAAAAAATGGTAAATTAAGATATAGTCCGTTCAAAAATATTGGAGGTTCTAGAAAGGTTGGTGGTAATAGACCCAGAAGATCAGGATTTAAAAATTATAAATAGACATAACTAAATAAATACAGTATGAGAGTATTAAATGCAATGCAGTTAAAGAATGGTGCTAAAGCTGAAAAAGGCTCTACGTATTCAAGTTTAACACAACCAATACAGTTTATACCTTCTTCAGAAAAAACTGATGATTGGGCGGCATGGAATTTAGATTGGCTAGAACTACAAGGTGTAGAATTTTTAAGATCAAATGCTAGAAGACTTTTAAAAAATTATAAGTTAGCAAAAGGTATTATTGATAAATCAGATTATATAGTTGAAGAAGACAATGACTATAAAGAAATGATGGATGTTTTAACAAAGGAAAATGATTCTGCATTAGAACTTAAGTTTTATCCAATTGTGCCAAATGTAATTAATGTATTAAGTGGTGAATTTACTAAACGTTATAATAAAGTACAATTTAGAGCTGTAGATGATAAGTCTTACAATGAAATGTTGGAGCAAAAAAAAGGTGAAATAGAAAATATATTATTGGCAGACGCAGAAAGAAGTTTAATTGAAAAAATGATTGAAGCTGGAATGGATCCAGCATCTGAAGAAGCACAACAACAACTATCACCTGATAATTTAAAAACTCTTCCTGAAATAGAAGACTATTTTAGTAAATCATATAGAAGCAGTGTTGAAGAATGGGCCACTCACCAACTTAATGTTGATGAAGAAAGGTTTAAAATGCAAGAACTTGAAGAAAGAGGATTTCGTGACATGCTTATTGCGGATAGAGAATTTTGGCATTTTCGCATGTTGGAAGATGACTATGATGTAGAATTATGGAATCCTGTATTAACCTTTTATCAGAAGTCTCCAGACCAAAGATATATATCCGATTCTAATTATGTAGGTAAAGTTGATTTGATGACTGTATCTGATGTAGTAGACAAGTATGGTTATTTAATGGATGAAAGACAACTATCATCTTTACAAAGAATATATCCGGCACGTTCTGCACAATATCAAGTTAACGGTTATCAAAATGATGGTGCATATTATGATGCAACTAGATCGCATGAGTGGAATACAAATGCTCCAGGATTAGCATATAGACAATATGCTAGTAATTACATGGCTGATCCAGCACGTGGTGGCGACATACTTACTGAAATACTTTCTCAAAGTGAAGATTTAGAACAATGGGGTGATGGCAATTTAATGAGGGCATCTACCATTTATTGGAAAACTCAAAGAATGGTTGGTCATTTAACTAAAATAGAATTTGATGGTGAGGTAACTCAAGAAATAGTTGATGAATCTTTTAAGGTTACAGAAAAACCAGTTTATGATACATCAATATTTAAAAATAAATCTAAAGATACATTGCTTCAAGGTGAACATATTGAATGGATATGGATTAATGAAACATGGGGTGGAGTTAAAGTAGGACCCAATGTTCCTGCTATGTGGCAAACAACTATGGATGATAATGTTAATCCTATATACTTAGGCATTAATAGAGAAAAACCAGGAAGATTACCTTTCCAATTCAAAGGGGATAATTCTTTATATGGATGTAAGTTACCTGTAGAAGGAAGAGTATTCTCAGATAGAAACACTAGATCCACTTCTCTAGTAGATTTAATGAAAGCTTACCAAGTTGGGTATAACATGGTTAATAATCAAATAGCAGACATTCTTATAGATGAATTGGGAACTGTAATAATGTTTGATCAAAACGCTTTACCACGTCACTCTATGGGAGAAGATTGGGGTAAAAACAATTATGCAAAAGCATATGTGGCAATGAAAGATTTTCAAATGCTACCTCTTGATACATCTATTACTAATACTGAAAATGCAACTAACTTTAATCACTATCAAACTCTAAACATGGAGCAGACTAGTAGATTGATGGGTAGAATATCATTAGCAAATCATTTTAAACAACAATGTTTTGATTCTATTGGTATTAATCCACAACGTTTGGGTGGTGCAGTATCTGCACAAACAGCAACAGGTGTTGTTAATGCAATGCAACAATCGTATGCTCAAACAGAAATATACTTTGTGCAACACTCAGATCATTTAATGCCTAGAGTTCATCAAATGAGAACAGACCTTGCACAATTTTATAATAGTACTAATCCAAGCATTAGATTGTCTTACATCTCTACAGAGGCTCAAAAGGTTAATTTTACTATAAATGGTACTGATCTATTACTTAGAGATTTTAATGTATTTGCAACTACTAAAACTAATCACAGGGCTATACTTGAGCAACTAAAACAAATGGCATTGACTAATAATACTACTGGAGCATCAATATATGAACTTGGTAATATTGTTAAAGCAGATTCAATATCTGAAGTAACAGACATATTAAAAGATTCTGAAGCTAGAGTAGAAGCACAAAGAGCTCAAGATATGCAGCAGCAACGTCAAATGCAAGAGCAGCAACTTCAAGCTAAAGCACAAGAAGAACAAATGAAGTTACAATCTGAAATGCAAGAAAATGATAAGGATAGACAAAACAACATTACTATTGCTGAAATTAGATCTGCAGGTTTTGGTGCTGCATCAGATATTAATCAAAATCAAGTATCAGATTATCAAGATGCAATGAAAGATATTAGAGAAACTACTAGATTCCAAGAACAAACAAATCTTAAGCGTGATGAAATGGCAATGAAAGGAACCTTGGAATCTGAAAGACTCAAGATTGAAAGAGAAAAAATTGCAGCTACAAGAGATGTTGCAAATAAAGATTTGCAAATTGCAAGAGAAAATAAAAATCAATATGATACTAAAAACTCTAAAAAATCTGATAAAAAATAACAAATGCGCATTATTAAAATTAAAATATTTAAAAGTTTAATTAAAAATAATCTGTGTTAGCTATATACTGCAAAAAACTTTTATAGATAACAAATATTATAAGTTTATTATCTTGTATGATATATAAACTTTTATT